TTCGTGATCTTCTTCTAATAAAGAATTCAAATTTCCAAAGAAAGATTCATAATCCTCTGACAAAGGAAAATGGTCACATTCAATCTTTCCCATCCCATCTTCTGTTAGCACAAATATAGGTTTATTCATACTTGCACCAAAAGATGTTTTACCAATAGCAGCACCACCATACATAACAATTCTTGGTGGTTTCTTTTTGGCTTTCTTTCTAATACCAGCTAGACTCATTTTGACTCTCCTTCATCATTAGATGATTCCACAGCAGCTTGTAATCTAGCTCCGTATTCGTTTATTAAGATTTGTAAATTATCAACCTCAAACTGGGTGTTATTCATCAAATCATTTTTTCTCTGTTGTAACACCATAAAGCGGTTATACAACACAGTATTTTCTTCAGAGAGGTCGCTTACCTTATATTCTTTACCATTATCGGCAAATGTAAAAGTCAACTCCTCGCGGTTTTCTTCTGCCATTATTTTTCTCCTTTAAAAGTTTTATAGGCATCGCAAACTTCCCTTGCATTACACCAACGACAGTTCGTGTCGCTTGGGTTGAATTGCGGGTTTTCTTCATCACAAGCATCAGTTGCTTGTTTTAAAGTTTCATAACCCCACTCCACCAAGTTAGCGGCAGACATGGAATATGATCGGATAGGACCATCTTTGTGCCAAGTTCTAGGTTGCACTATGGTCATAGTAACTGTTGTGCTTTCATCTCCGTAACGAGATAAAGCTCCAAGTGAATAAATTAATAACTGTGGGTTGTGTTCTACATCTACAGGAAACTTACCTGATTTTAAATCTATTATTTCTATTTCGTTTTTACCAATTAAAATTGCGTCAGCAGTTCCCCACACATAGGGTGAAATCTCTTCCATGCTGACGCGTTCCTCTACTAATATCTTGGCGCTAAGTTCTTCTTTTCTCTTTTGCACATACTCTACATAAACCTCTGCGCATTGAATCATGTCTTTGTCTACTTCAATCTCAAAATCTTCTACACACTCTGTTTTACCCAACCAATATTGTTCTAGGGTTACATTTTCTAATCTTTCTTTTAATAACATTTCGGTCATAGAGTGAATCAATGTTCCAACTGCTGCTGGCATACCAACCTTATATTCCACTTGATCCATAAGAGATGGCATACCTGGACAACTCATCCAGATTTTGGCTGCTGATGGACTATACTTCGCGTGAGGCATTAGAAACAAACCTTGTCTTTTCGTACTCTTCTATATACTTAAGATCATAAAGGACTTTGCCACCGATTTTAAAAAACTCAGGGCCTACTCCTTTTCCTCGTTGATTCTCAAGTGTGCGTGGTGATATTTTCCAACGCGTAGCAAGTTCTTTGGTGTCCAAAAATTTGTTGTTTGATTCCATTGTTGCTCCCATTTCTACTTTATTGTTGATTAATTTACACTATAGTTGTAATATTTTCAACATACTATATTAAAAAGGAGCGTGTAAATGAGTATAGATGATATAACACCAGAGGAATGGGATCAGCAGATTGATAATAAAGCTACTAACAGACAAGTCGGTGGCGATCATTACAAAAGATTGAAGATCACTCCTACTGATTATGTTTATGCTAATGGGTTATCTTGGAATCTGGGTAACGTAGTTAAATATGTAACCAGAAATAAAGATGATGTAATTAAAGATTTGCTAAAAGCAAAACACTACATCGATCTTGAACTAGAGATGGTGCATGGTGTGGATGCAGAAGGTAAAGTTATTGGGCCTTATAGGATTGAAACTAAGGTCTAGGAGTTTTGTATGAAACTTGGGGATTTTGAAGATCCTGTTTTAAACGAAAGATGTAATAAAGGGCCTGTATATCTAAACAGGCACTTATTAAAAAACTTTGTAAACTTTTGTAAGAAACAAGAAAAAGATCCGCAGACTGTAGCAGAATACCTAATTAACTTAGGTATTCATACTGCTGAGAAAAGAGTATTTATAGATATAAAAAATTTATAAAACTTTATCTGTATTAATAATACTTTCTATATGATTGCCTACCCTGTTTGCGCTTTCAATAGCTTTATCCTGGTGTATATGTGCATATCTTTGTGTTGTAGCTTGATCTCTATGACCTAATAAACCACCAACTTCAGCTAAACTTATCTTTTGCAGCGACCAAGATGCATAAGAGTGTCTTATATCATGCATACGCATATCTTCTATGCCTACAGCTTTCTTAACAGTCTCCCAGGTTCTTCTCGGTGTTTTAATACCAATGATATATTCATCATCTTTATTTAGATTATTAATAATATCAATAGCCATAGGCGTTAGGTGAATGATTCTATCTTCACCATATCTATCTGTTTTGTGGTCTTTAATAACTAAAGTATTCCCGACTAAATCACTCCACTTTGCTTTTGCTATCTCTCCTTTTCTTGCGCCAGTAAGTATTAACAACCAAATAAAAGCAACTGACTTTTGATATAAAGGAATATCTTTTAGTTTGTTTAGTTCATCTGTCAAAGCTATTAACTCATCATTGGTTAAATACCTTTTTCTTTTATTCTCTCTGTTCTTAGGAATATTGGAGCTTGGGTTTATTTCTGTTAGTGATAATGTGATAGCCAGATTATAAACAGCCTTTATAATTGATAAGCATTTATTAGCTAGTGATGGCGCTCTTTCACTTATATCAAAATGTAATGATGCAATATCACCACGAATGATAGTATCTATTGGTTTACCACCAAGCACAGGACTAATGTTTTTCTGATAAACAGCTTGTATGCTGTCAATAGTTTTTGCTTTACGTCTTTTAAGATCCTTGACATATAAATCAAAGACTTCATCTAATGTTTTCATAGCATCTCCCAAATGTATAAAAATGTAGTTTAATGTATATTGTCTAATATATCAAGAATGTTTTTAATCGGATCATTATTCTTTATATGCTCGTCAGCGATAGTTAATTGATTCTGGCCTGTTGGCAAACTAAATATAATGTTCATGTATTTAAGACTAACAAAAGCAAATATATCTATTGCACCATCATCATAACCTCTGACTTTAGAATGACTGCCTCTGCGCATATCAAAACGCCAGTTGATTCTATGTTTGTCTATCTTGGATTTAGTCTTGACCTGGACTTTGTATAGTTTGTTTTCGTGTTCAAAGATAATGTCAGCTTCGGATGAGTGAGGGACAACCATGACTGTATCAGAGATTCGAGAGAGGAATGATGCTGCGAGATACTCACCTGCGCGACCAATCCTTTCTGTCGCTCTTGGCATGGTTTATTGTTGCATATTCTCCTGTATCTGTTCTGATACAAGCGGAACTGCTGGTTGAACAGCTAATGCGCTAACTGGAACTGGAACGTCTGGAAGTTTTGGTAGTTGTTGTAAAAATCTCTGAATAAACTCTTGTTTTTTGCCTTCAACACCTTTAGCAGCATCTTTAATAAGATTCTTGTTGAATGGGCGCGCAAGAAACGCATTTAAAACTCTCAATAGTCCAAATCCTGCTATAGCTCCTGCTCCACCACCTACATTAACTCCTGTTGTTCCTATCAATGTCGCTGGACCTACAGATTGTGCTGATCTTAATATTCCAGACCTCAAAATAAATGTATTAACATCAGGTAAAGCCTCTGGAAAATCTTTTAATATATTTAAGAAGTCATATAAATCATCGGCTGATGTATATTGATAATCTTTTAATAATTCTTTTGTAGCTGCATATTGTTTACTTTTTAAATTATCAAAACCAAGTTCTTTATACAATTTAGTAAAACTTCTTTTTTCTCCTCTTAGATGTTTTGTAAAAACATCATCTAAATAATTACCTGCAAGATTGTTTAATCTATTTTTACCAATCAATATTCTTAAATCTTTGACAGCTTGAGGAGACTTAGCATCTCCAAACGTGTTTTTATATAAATCTTCTAGCCTCTGTGATGGCGGTCTACCAACACCAGGTCTTAAAGCTCCTCTACCTAATGCTTTTTGGAACTCTTTACCTGTTTTTCCTTCAACCACAGCCATATACTCTTTAAATAATCTATCGCCAGCAGACATTAATCTTCCAGCTTCATCATTTGGATCTCTTATTTGTCTTTTTAATTGGTCTTGTATTCTTGTTATAGCTCTAAACGCAGTATTGTTTGGTATTTCTCCTTTAGCTGGATCATATTTTTTAGACAATGTAGACAACCTCTCATCTAACAATTTTACTTCGCTAAAATTTAACTTTTTATTTACATTTTTTTGTATATCACTTACAAAACTTAATAAATCTTGTGGTATATCTGCAAGTTCACTTCTTGGAATTGCTGTTCTTGACACAAGAGATAAATCACTCAAATCAAAATAATTACCTTTTGCCTCATTTAATTTTTCTGCTCTTTTATAAACTGATTTATATGAGTTTCTCCAAGAATTAAACGACTTCATACCAAACTCTTGTATAAGTTTTGATCTTTCTGTCTCTGTTAAAGGAGCTATTTTTGCTGATGGAGATATTCTTTTTGATAGAGCTTTATCTACAGCTTCAAATGTTTGTGCTAGTTGCTTTTGACCAGGCGCTCCTGCTATTGGCATACGACTTGATAAATTATAAATACCTCTAACAAAAGGAGAT